CCGAAAAGGAAGCCTGGCACTGGCTGAACAGGTTATGAGCATTTCTACGAAATGTATTATTGAGAAATGCGGAAGAGTAAATAAGTGGAGCCTGGATCGGGTACTGAAAGCAGTACAGATTCAGATGGGAATGGAAGGAGAAGGGCATGACGGCAGAGGAATATAGAAACTATCTGGAGCAGGATTTCAGTGATGTAGATATCAATGAAATGACTGATCTACGGATGATAAAAGCAGACAGAAATAAATCGCTTCAGGAACGGAGAGATATTTTTCTGAATAAAGTAGGAAATCCATATTTGGTCCGGATCGGCAATATGAAAGTAAAAGTCAGATTTGCCAATAACGGTATATCTATGGAGCAGGCATTTGAGAATATGCTTCTGAGTGTCTGAAAAAGTACTGGCAAGATTGAGGGGACTGTGTTAGAATGTCAGTAAGGACAAATTATGCAGCCCCCTTTTATTACATGGATTTTCTGACGTAATAAAAGGAGGTAAGATATGTATCAGAATATCAATAAAATCTATCATGCCGCCATCTATGTCAGATTATCTAAAGAAGATGGCGATATTTCCAGTTCAGCAAAACTGGAAAGTAACAGCATTTCTAACCAGAAAGCTTTGATTCTGGATTTCCTGAAAGACAAAAAAGATATAGAAGTTGTTTCAGTCCGAGTTGATGATGGCTACTCAGGCTCTAATTTTGAGCGCCCTGCATTCCAGGCAATGCTGGAAGATATCCGGCGTGGGATTGTAGACTGCGTAGTGGTAAAAGATTTATCACGATTTGGAAGGGAATATATTGATTCCGGGAAGTATATCGAGAGATTATTCCCGGCTCTTGGTGTGCGTTTTATTGCTATCAATGATAATTATGACAGTCTTAAGGGAAAGAATCAGGCAGACGAAATCATTATCCCATTTAAAAATTTAATCAACGATGCTTATTGTCGTGATATTTCTATTAAGATCAGGAGTAATCTTGAGATTAAGAGGAAAAAAGGTGAGTGCGTGACTCCGTTTGTAGCATTTGGATACAGGAAGACAAAGACAGATAAGCATAAATTAGAGATTGACCCATCTGCAGGCAGTGTAGTACAGGATATTTTTAAGATGAAGCTGCGGGGAATGAGTCAGGATGCGATCGCTAATCGTTTAAATGAACTGGGTATTCTTTCCCCATTTGAATATAAAATCAGCAGCGGCAGTCATTATGAAACTGGCTTCCGGCAGAAAGAACAGGCACTTTGGAGTTCCGTTACAGTCCGTAGGATACTGGAAAACGAGGTTTATATCGGAAATCTTGTGCAGGGAAAAAGGACAACACCGAACCATAAAGTGAAGCAGACTTATGTGAAACCGGAAGATGACTGGATCCGGATTGAGAAAAATCATGAGCCACTGGTGAGTGACCGTGATTTTGAAATTGTGCAGAGGCTTCTGGGCATGGATACACGTACTTCACCTTACCAAAAGCAGGTATATCTGTTGTCCGGAATTGCTGTATGTGCGGATTGTGGTGCACCTATGACAAGAAAGGTTTCTACTGTGGCAGGGAAAAAATATGCTTATTATCTATGTTCCGCAAATAAAGAAACAAAACGCTGTTCTAGTCATAGAATACCGGAAAAGGATCTGGAAGATGCCGTACTGGTGATGCTGAAACAGCATATCCAGAATATCCTGCACCTGAAAAGAGTCCTGGAATTTGTTGGTACTGTGCCATTTCAGGAGATCAATATGAAGAAGCTGCAGGACAGGCTGGAGAAGAAAAAACAGGAGACAGAACGTTGTAAGGAGTTACGGATGATGCTCTATTCGGATATGAAAGAGGGCATTGTATCAAAAGAAGACTATGTAGAGCTTCATGCAGCCTATGGAAAGAGGCTTAGAAATGCGGAAGAGAGTATCCGTGCAATCCAGAAAGAAATGGATAGTGAGCTGGAAAAAGCAGACAATGCCAATACCTGGCTGGATTATTTTGTGAAATATCAGGATATTGAAGAACTGTCCCGCACAGTGGTGGTAGAACTGATCAGGAAAATCAGAGTATATGATAAAAAGAATATAGAGATCACTTTTGATTTTGATGATTGTTATCAGACATTGCTGAATCAATTACCGGCTATGGGAGTTGATACGGTAGTAGATGATGATAATAATCTGCAGGTCAAGGTAAAGGAGGTTGTATAAAATGGCACGAAAGAGTAGGAAAAACATTCCGACAGTAGTCGGCAGTGCAACCGTCCAGACAGAGGTGAGAAGACCATTCCGGGCAGGATTGTATGCCAGAATTTCAATGGAAACAGAAGAAACATTAGAAAGAGGGACGATAGAAACCCAGGTGGAATTGATGAAAAACTTTGTAGCAGATACGGAAGATATTTCGGTTGCGGAAGTTTATAAGGACTCAGACTATTCAGGTACAAATTTTGACCGTCCTGGATTCGTACAGATGATGGAAGATATCAAGCATGGAAAAATCAATTGTGTTATTGTAAAAGATTTGTCCAGACTTGGAAGAAATTATGTCGAAACCAGCAACTATATTGAACGAGTATTTCCGTTTTTTCATGTAAGATTCCTGGCTGTGACAGATGATTTCGATTCCTTCAGAGAAGGTGTGGATCTTACAGTTCCACTGAAGAATATTATCAATGAGTTCTATTCGAAAGACCTTGCCAAAAAGAGCAGCAGCGCAAAAAAAGCTCTTTGGAAAAAAGGAAAATTTACAAGTGCCTGGGAACCGTATGGTTACAGAAAGTCAGAAGAAGACCATCATCAGCTGATCGTTGATGAAGAAGCTGCAGAACATTTGAAAAGTATATTTTCTATGTATATGGATGGCAGGAACTATAGTGATATTGCAAGACAGCTCAATAAAGATGGAGTTTTATCGCCGACTTTACAGAGAAAATTCTATAAAACCGGTGAGAAGCCGCTTCCGGAGTCAAAACCCTGGAACAATTATGAAGTGAAACGAGTTCTTCAGGATGTTCATTGCACAGGTGATTCTGTATTTGGAAAATATCAGCAAAGTGTTTTCCAGGGAAATAAACAGAGAAATCGACCAGAGAGTGAATGGGTGCATGTGGAGAACACGCATGAAGGGATTATAGATAGAGAGTTGTTTCAACAGGTACAATCTAAAATCCAGGAATATACGGAAGCTTATAAGAAGAAACATCAGCAGAACAATGGGGCTATTAGAAACCATAATTTCTATACAGGAAAAATATGGTGCGGAGGCTGTGGCAACCGCATGACGTTGTCCAGAGAAAGAAATGGCACATTCTTTTATATCTGCGGAGCCAATACTAACCATAAATCCGGAGGAAAGCAATGCAAAGGGCACAGAGTCAGAAAAGAATATGTGGATGACGATGTTCTTCGCCTGATCCAAACGCATATGAAAACCGTATTGGATACGGAAAAAATGATTCAGGAAATGAATACAGCTTCCAAAAATCAGACACAGTACCTGCTTTTGGATAAAGAAGTGGGGAAACTTCGACGGGAACTGAGCCGTATCAGTAAGCGTAAATCGGATTTATATGAAGATTACTCGGAACGTTTGATTACAGAAGAAGAGTACATACAGTTTTCTCGGATCTATTCCAATGAAATTGAGAATATCAAGAGCCGTCTGGACACAGTATTGGCGGCACAGGTTCGGTATTCCCAGGATTACCACATTGAAGAAGGCTGGGGAAATGTGATACATACTTATATGTCAAAGCGTAAGCTGACAAAAGAAATGGCAGATGCCTTTGTGGATTCAATTATTATCCATGGTAAGTATGATTATGAGATCAAGCTGGTATATGACGATCAGTTTGCAGATTTACAGAAATTAAAGAAAGAGAAGGAGGCGCAGACAAGATGACAGATCATAGAAAAACAGCTGTTTACATCCGTTTATCCGCAGAAGATGACAATGTAGATGGCAGAGCCAAAAAAGAGAGCGACAGTGTAACTTCTCAGAGAATTCTGTTAAAATCATTTGTGATTGATCAGCTGGGTGTAGCTGAGTCAGATATCCTGGAATATGTGGATGACGGTGTCAGCGGTACTCATTTTAAACGGCAGGGATTTCAACAGCTGCAGGATGACATGAAAAGCGGAGAAATCGGCTGTGTAGTTGTAAAAGACTTCTCCAGATTTGGAAGAGACTATCTGGAAGTTGGATTTTATATTGAATATATTTTCCCACTTCTACAGATTCGATTTATTTCGATTAATGACAGCTATGACAGTGCTGCAAGCAGCGGAATGACTGGTGGAATGAATGTGGCATTGCAGAATCTGGTATACAATATGTATAGCCTGGATTTGTCCAAGAAAATTTCATCAGCATTGCAGACAAGAACGAGAAATGGTACACGCCTTCCGGTAAATGCCAGATATGGCTATAAAAAAGGAAAAGATGGAAGGCTGGAAGTTGATCCAGAGGCTGCAAAAGTCGTAAAAATGATTTTTCGGATGGCAGCGGAAGGAACAAGTTTTGCAGATATTACAAGGGAATTGAACAGACAGGAGATTGTCACTTGTGATGAGCAGAAATTATCAAGAGGGGACCAGGTACAGTTCCAGAGGTTTGAGACGATCAAAAAGAAACACTGGAGCCCTACGACAGTAGCGGCAATTGTCCGGGATGAGATTTATATTGGAACCAGAATCTGGGGCAAAACGCGTTGTAGTATGCATACTGGCCATAAAGCTGTTCTGAATGATGAAACAGAATGGGTTCGCCTGGAAAATCATCATACGGCAATTATAGACAGGCAATTGTTTGAAAAAGCAAATGAAATGCATCCGAAAAAGAAGAGAAGTGTTGCGGAATCACGCACCAATTTTACTCTGGAAAGACGTAAAAAACAGCCGGCATTGCTGCTATGTGCCAACTGTGGGCATTCTTTACTAAAAGAAACGGAGCATCTGCTAAAATGCTCAGATGCTCGAACCAATGGAGATCCTGTGTGTCGAAGTCTGGTGATCCGACGGGAACCGCTGGAGGAGAATATCCTTGGGCTTGTTCATCAGTATGCAGCGTCAATGTTGGAAAAAGAAAAGAAAGTATCTTACAACAGGCAATGCGACTACAAAGAGATCAATACCGCAGAATTGCAAAAGCAGAGCCGACAGTTGACCTCGGAAAAGATGAAACTCTATGATGATTACAAAGATGGTCGTATGGATCGTGATTTGTATAAGCAGAGAGCGGAAAAGATAAGTGGACAGCTGGATGAAATTAAACGAAAAATAGAAGATGCGGAGAATAGCAAAAAGTTTCTTGAACAAAATGAACTTTCTGATAAAATAAAACTAAAAGATTTCTTGGGAATTCAGAAGTTCGATACAGAGAAGCTGCGTGAGGTTATCAAGGTGATCCGTGTTCATAGTCAGGATGAAATCGAAATCGAATGGAATTTTGACGATATTTTTTCAGAACAGAGATAACTTGAGCAGGACAAAAATGACTTATCAGAAGATAATAAAGGTGCTGGGACTACCTGATGGAAGCGTCAGATAGTCTTCTGCAGAAAAAAATAAAATTTTTTTTGTCCTATACTTGACACATCCACATGTTTGCAGACATACTTATTGCAGTAACATGGCAAAAAGCGGAATGAATCCCAAGACACTTCAATATCTAATGGGGCATTCTGATATAGGAGTTACCCTGAATACATATACGCATCTGGGAGCAGAGGATGCCAAGGAAGAACTTGGCAAATATGCTAAAATGGCTTAAAATTTAAAAGTATTGATACAACTAAAGATAACCTAAGTGGAAAAAGTCTTTAGTAAAATGAGAAAATCGAGCTGTTTTACTAAGATTTTTACTAAATTTGGATGACAAAATATACGAATTTATGCCACGATATGCGACGAAAACGAAGAAAACAATCTATCACAGCAAATCGTATAAAGTGGCGTAAAATCAGGGAAAATCAGCATTTTCAAGGAGTTTTTAAGGCATGATTAAAATATTATTCATCTGCCACGGCAGCTTATTAACAATACTAGCAAAGCATTGAATTTACTGGCTTTCGACCATTATATTGTGATTTTTACCAACGATTTACCAAAATTGATTTGAGCCCTGGCAAATTGTGTTTTAAAAAGTGAATTAAAAAAAATATAAAATCAACATAAATGCATAATTAAAAGAGTTGAAATAATGTCACGAAAAATATATAATAATCGTGACAAAGGAGGCGCTTATATGTCCAATGGAATTTACTCCGAAATAAAAAAAAGAATAGAATTATCAGATGGTGGAACGGTGTTTGTCACTTCTGATTTTGCAGATTTAGCAACGATAACAACTGTGAGAAAGTGTCTTGGCAGACAGGTAAAAGAAAAGACAATTCGCAGAATTTTAGATGGAGTGTACGAGAAGCCTGTATATAGTAGTTTACTTGAGAAAAATGTTCCTGTTAATCCAGAAACTGTTGCATATGCTATTGCTAGAAATTTTCATTGGACTATTGCTCCATGTGGGGATATTGCTTTAAATAAACTAGGTTTATCAACACAGGTTCCTGTAGTTTGGTCATATATCAGCGATGGACCATATAGAAAATTCTCATGGGATAATATAACTGTTTCATTTAAACACAGAGCAAATAGAGAAATATCATTTATGTCTGAACCTACAATTTTAGTAATCGAAGCATTAAAGACATTAGGTAAAGAGCGAGTGGATGATAATATTATATTAAAAATAAAAAATCAATTATTGAAAGAACAAAAAATAAAAATGATAGAGGAAGCTACAGATGTTAGTGAATGGATATACGCAGTGATTAGAAAGGTATGTGCTGATTAATGAGAAAAATCGCAAGACTACAGATCAAAGATAGAACTGAACTTTTTCATGCTACTGCAATTTCAATGGGAATGCAACCTAATGTAGTTGAAAAAGATTTTTGGGTATGCTTTATGATAGATCATCTTTTCCATGATTGTAAGTATAAAAATGCTTTTGTATTTAAAGGTGGTACAAGTCTTTCTAAGTCGTATCATGTGATTGAACGTTTTTCTGAGGATATAGATTTGATACTTGACTGGAGAAAAATTGTAAACAACGTTAATCCGTGGGAAGAAAGATCAAAAACGAAACAGGATCAGTTTAACAAACGGATAAATACGGAAGCTGCGAAATTCTATGAAAAAGAACTAGTACCTCAATTGAATATAGAAATAGAAGGAAAGCTAGGAAGAGGGGAATGGGTTTCTGTTGATAAAGATGATAAGATGGTTGTTAATTTTTATTATCCGCAGATATTTGCAACAGGATATCTACGGTCATGTGTTAGATTAGAGATTGGTCCATTGGCAGAGTGGCTACCATCACACGAGACAGTTATTACACCATTTGCAGCAGAGAAGTATCCCACATTGTTTGAGCAAAAGAATACATCAGTGTTGACAATTGATGTTGAAAGAACTTTCTGGGAAAAACTTACAATATTACATAAAATTGCAAATTTTCCTGAAGAAAAAATTTTACCAGTTAGGTATGCGAGACATTTGTATGATGTGTATAATATGGGCAATTCATGGGTAAAAGAAAGTGCATTTAAGAGAAAGGAATTGCTAGAAAAGGATATTACATTTAAACAGAAATTCTATTATGCAAAGAGTGCACATTATGAGACTGCAACATTAGGAACAATTATGCTTGTGCCAGGAGAACGAATACATAAAGCTCTAAAAGAAGATTACCAGGCTATGCGAAATATGATATATGGGAAGATACCGGAATACGAAGAAATTATAGAATATCTTCGTAAGTTGGAAGAAGAGGTGCATGGATTGGAATAGTGTGAGTGATAAATTGCAATTTTTGAAATAGGTGATATATAATTATTGGATGAAATATTAAAAATGGAAGTAAGACAAATATCAAATAGAAAAAATAAGATTTGTTTGTGTGTGGGAATTGGCAAGTGTATCATAAGTGTTATAGAAATGCTGTTGATAAAATTTTATTTTAAATCTAAATGGCCAGGTCAAAATGTAGATTTATTTTTTTTATGGCTTGGTATTATAGGCATTTTAATGATACTAATAGCTGGTGTTAATATTGTAAGTAATATCGAAATAAATAAGTATCTAAAAAATTCAGCATATGGCATAGATTATCAAAAGGAAATTTCAACCTATAAAATAATTGGGAAAAATAAGAAAAAAATTAAAAATGGGGCTTTGAAATTTGAAAAATATAGTGCGTGGAAAGAATATATCGAGAAAACGTTTGAGGCGATTATTGATAATGAAGATGCATATCGTTTTATGGTTAGAAGACTTAGAAATAAAGAAAGTTATAAAGAATTAATTACTTCAGCAGTAATTCCAATAGAAATTGGAATGCTTACAGTATTTTATTCTGCTGGCATAGATACTTCTAAGATAGGTACAATTCTATCTATATTGGTTTCAGCTGTTATTTTACTTATTATTGTGGTGGTAAATTATCTTGACTGTAAAGAAGAGATAAACTTTATTTTAGATTTCAATGAAATAGTATTTCCATCAAAATTCCATCTAAAAAGCATCTCTTATCATTAAGCTCCTTGAGATTGTTATATAAGAAGTATATTAAAATGCAATGGGACTTTCAGATACACAGTATTTTGTGATGATGAAAAATAATTAAAAACGATAACTTACAATCTATCGGATGATGGATTATCTTATGATAAGTTTGTGGATATTATATTGATTATATGTGATAGTGGAAGGAAATTTACCAATATTTTTACCAATTTTGCAGACAAAAATATGACAAGATATACCAATATATGCTGAAATATGCCAGATTATATGTACTTGTAATCTGCTGCGTGGCATACTAACGTAAGTGAAATTAGTGTATTAATGGGTATTTGCAAAGATATGCAAAGTTATACAAAAATATGAAAGAATATTACAATCATGATAAAAATACTATTCATCTGTCACGGCAGTCTATAATAAAATGGCTGAAACGTAGTAAAATAGAGCTTTTGAACAATTTGTAATTAAGTTTTTACCTAGAGTTTACTTATAATACTTTTATAAATATGTAAGAGCATATAGTAGTAATTAGTATGGGCAGTGCCGATAGGCGCTGCCCTTTTGCATTTTCTACAACATCTCTAATTTCAGTATGAAAACTCTGGCTATTCCCACTACTGACATCCAGTTTTCCCAGCGTTATTGTATTAAATTTAAGGAGGACATAAAAAGAAATGTCCAGAAAAATAATAAATGCGAAATGCAGGAGGAAAACGATATGTGTAGAAAATTAATCATTACAAACGAGATCTTTTTAGGAAGCAGACCGATATGTTTTGAGGCTTACAGCTTACCAAAAGGAGAGGTCGTGGAGCTGACAGAAAAGCAGATAAAGGATGCGCTTAAGGGCATTACATCGGATGAGGTTTATGGTATGAAAATAACAGAGGCTGGTGAGTTAGAGCTTGATACAGAGAATTTCTTTGTAACAAACATGATGAAAAAGGTTCATACAAATACATTAATTCCAATGGTCGAGGATGATTGTTTAGCGAACCTGTTTTATATTGTGATAGGAACCCATAAAGATAAAGGCACTACAATGTATGATGTGATTTCATCACGATATGAACGAACAAGCTTCACAGAGGAAAAAGTGAAAACATTACTCGATATGCATATCATTAGTGCAGGGGCAAAGATGCAGGGCGATAATGTAATTGTAGCCCCATTGGAAAAGTTAGAGCAGTCAAGACCACAGCAGCCAGCAGATACAAAAATTGAGAAAACAACAGTAACAGAAAACCTAACAAAATAATTCAGTAAAAGGCAGGTGCAGATAAAAGCACCTGCCACATTTATTTTTGATATATCGTATCATGTAATAGCCATAATTTATAGTGGTAATAACAAAAAAATGAGCGCAGCTCTTGACAAAAATGATTTAAAGGCGTATTTTTAGATAAAAGACATGTAGCTGCTAGATGTAGCAGCAGAAAGGACGTTCGGAAAATGATTATAAATAAAAATTTAGTTAAGGCGGCTGGATATAATCCGACTAAAGAAAGTAGACAAAAATCTATATTTGAAATGTGTGATTTGATTGAAAAAGGTGAAATATCATTACCATTGTACCAAAGAGATTTAAGTTGGACATTAAAGAAATCAATAGAGTTACTTAATTATCAATTGCTAGGAAAATCTCCGGTATCTCCAATTTCGATAAATGTTATTAATAACATAGATGAGGCGGTTCCACAAGTGACATTTATTGATAGAGAAATTGTGACTAATATTGTGAGAGGGCAGAATTCTGTTGTGGATGGACAGCAGAGATTGACCACAAATTATAAGGCATATATTAATCATGATGATTTTAAAACAATTGTTTTGGATTTAGGAAAAGGTCAGTTTGTTAAGTTTGATGAACAGCCTAGACCGAATCAAATACCTGTGGGAATTTTGTTAAACAAAGATGATTCGGTATTATTTGAATATGCTAAAGAGCATCGTTCATTAAATGATCCACAGGCGATAAACATATTATTACAAGTGAAAAATAAAATGAAATCGTATAACTATACTATTAATCAAGCTATCGACTTGACAGAAGATGAGCAAATTGATTGGTTTGAAGTTTTAAATAATGCTGGCAGTCGTGTTAGTATTATTCAAATGAGATTTTCAAAGTTAAAAGCACATGGAATAGATATTTATACACAGTATACGAACATTTATAAGGAAAAAATGTATGAACGTGGTTATGATGACTTCTTTACACCGCAAAAAACAAATGTATCATATCCAATAGCAGCATTAAACCCAGCATATGAAACTATTGTGGGTAAAGAACATAATAAGAATTTTGCACCGATGCCCTCTGATACAAAAGAAAATCAATTATGTAATTTGTGCACAGAAAATCCTGAAAAATTAACAAAATGCTTTGAAATAACGTTAGGTGCACTTGATAGAGCTTTAGATTTTATTTCAGAACATAATTTAAAGAAGCCTGAAAGAGTAGATTATATTAATTATTTATTGGGATATTTAGTATTTCATCCACAAGATATAGGTGATGCAACTACACACAAGCTAATAGAATGGTACAATACAGTTGATTTTAGAAATAAAAGTAATTCTAGCAGACGAAAAATTTTTACGGAACTATTAAATATATAACATCTTATAAAGGGGTGTTTTAAACAAAACTTTGTAACCAATACCGACTATCAGAAATGGTAGTTGGTATTTTTGTGTTTCAATAGGGTATACCCATATGAAATAGTTGGTAATGTAGTGAAAAGTATTTCAATAGGCTATAAATTGCAATTTTGAAATATTTCAAAGAAATCAGATACCTTATTGAAACAGAACAGGGCAAGCATGGCAATTTGGTTTAGGCATCCTCATCAGCAGTGAAATTAGATAAGATATAATTTTTATTTTATTTAAGTTTTAATTATTAGAAGTTAAGAAAATGGAGAGGCATCAAGCCTTTCCTTTTCATTTTATAAGGAGGAAAGTAAGACATAAGAAGTATTATACATACTCAGCAGAACAAGTCAATGAGATGATGAGTGCAATACAGTCTGCTATGGATGAGGTCAAGAAAGAGTTCTTGACTGATACAACAGAAAAGAAGAAAAGGTTTACATTTTCTTCTTAAGAGAAAAGACTAAACGACAAATTTCACGGTTTAGCATATGTTTGCGCATTGCTAAGCTGTGAAATAAATGAAAAGGATAACGATACAAAAGAAAGGATTTTTGTATCGTATGGATATAGAAAAAGATAATTTAGCAATTAATGAAAAATATAATCTCACCATTAAAGAAGCAGTAAAGTACTTCAACATAGGTGAGAAAAATCTCCGAAGGTTGGTGTCGGACAATCCAAATGCAGACTACATACTTATGGTAGGGAATAAGATACTTATTAAACGTAAGATATTCGAGCAGTTTATTGATGAGACAGGCTCTATATAAAAGTAAAAAATACCTTGCAAAATATATGTAGTTCCGATACACTCCCCATCCAATGGTGGGGAGTGTATTAGAGTTTGGAGGATAAACCATGAGTGAAAAAAGAAGAGACAATAAGAATCGCATATTACGTATAGGAGAACAGCAACGTGCAGATGGGAGATATTTATTCAGCACGTTAGATCCAATTTCAAAAAAAAGAATATTTGTATACAGCTGGAAATTGGAAAGACATGATAAAATGCCAGAGGGAAAAAAGCCAGACTTATCGCTTAGAGAAAAGGAAAAATTGCTAGAGCGTGACTTGGCAAATGGTATTTCGTTATCCGGTGGAGATATGACAGTATTAGAACTGGTAGAGAAATATTTGGAGCAAAAGCGCAATGTCAGACCTACCACAGCCGCTGGATATAAAACAGTGGTTAATGTATTAAAACGAGACTGCTTTGGAAGTCAGAAGATTAATCATATCAACACGATAGATGCAAAGGCTTGGTTAATAAAATTACAGTCGGAGGATGGAAAGAGCTATAGCAGTATCCATACAATACGTGGAGTAGTAAGACCAGCTTTTCAGATGGCTTATGAGGCAGACCTAATCAGAAAAAATCCTTTTGATTTTGAACTGCACAATTTTCTAATTGATGATTCACTAAAAAGAGATGCAGTAACATCAAAACAAGAAAAGGAGTTTTTAAGGTTTGTTCAACAGGATGAACATTTCAGTGAGTGCTACAATGGGATGTTTATATTATTTAGAACAGGCTTGAGAATAGGCGAGTTTTGCGGACTTACGTTAAAGGATATAGACTTGGAGAAAAGAACAATCAACGTGAATCATCAGTTACAGTATGTAGGGAATAAGGGAAAGTACATAGAAAAAACAAAAACTGAAGCTGGAACACGAGTATTGCCAATGTCGGATGAAGTTTATGCAGCATTCAAGAGGGTAGTACAGAACAGAAAGAAACCTAAAGTCGAGGAAATGATAGATGGTTATACAGGTTTTCTGTTCTTGGATAAGCGCGGGAAACCAATGATGCCTTATCAATGGGAAAAACGCTTTCAGCATGTGGTTGAGAAGTACAATAGAATTTATCGAGTGCAACTTCCAAAGATAACACCGCATGTGTGCCGCCATACATTTTGTACGAATGCGGCAAAGAGAGGAATATCTGTAGAAACATTGAAATATTTAATGGGACATACAGATATAAGTGTTACCTCAAATGTGTATACACACCTTAAGTTGGAAGATGCACAGAGAGAAATGGAGAGGCTTGAAAGGATAGAAAAAGAAATGAAAAAGTGTGCCAAGTAAGGAAATAAATGGCATAGGGAAAAAGTACTAATGAGT